CTACCTTTTCTAAAACGTACAAGATTTACGTCAAACCAACCGCCTGTATTATCGTATTCAGTTCCTTCTCTATTAATACCTGGTTTAAATACAATCTTGCTAAGTGGCATTAGTTACACCTCATGCCATTCTTTGCCTTCAAATAACAAGGCTTCTGCTTCTCGTCTTCTAATAAGTCCTTGCAAAACCTTACCGCTTGCTTTATTCCAACGTTTTATTTGGGCTGGAACATCATCATATTCTTTATTGTTTAATACTTTAAGCATAGTAGAAGCTTTTAAGTTAGATGGTCCTAAGTTAAACACCCAGCTTACCAAGGCATCAAATTGATTTTGATTTAAGTCAACAGTTACTGCATCTTTTATATAACCTTCATACTCTTCCATTTCATGTAAAAGTAACTTATCTGCTTCTTCTTGAGTAATTTTGTCGTCTTTTTTAACGCCTTTAGTTGAGCCATATCCTATTGTCAAAACTCCTGCTGCGCACTTGTAAGCCTCTAACTCGCAACCTTCAAATTTTTTAATTAAAGATAAACCTTCTTGAGATATATTCATATTAGTAATTTCCCCATATTTTTGATTTTTTACCGCCATGGTATTCAACTGCGTGTCCTTCTTTAATAAGAATTTGGCAAATATCCTCACCATCTTCTGTATAAGGGATGCCAAGTATCCTGCCATATTTACCTTTTCCTAATGATTTTATTTTTAATTTACCGCAACAAAGTTTTTTTAATCTTTCTTTTGCTGCAAGACCTAGTTTTTTTTCTGCTAAGTCCCTAGTACGTGATTCTGGGGTATCAATCCCGCTCAAACGTACTCTTTGTTTATGTAATTTAACATTAAAGCCTAAATCAATAATACAATCAAACGTGTCTCCGTCTACAACTCTATCTAGTTTGCAATTGTATACAAATGATTCTGGCGCATTAGGCATTATTTATCCTTAGCTTTTCCTATATTTATTGCTAATAAATCAATAACAGAATATACCTTTTTAAAAAAGTTATCATCTTTTGGTGTAGGTGTAAGTGCTGCGACTAAACTAGCTATTGTAACTATAGCGTTAATTATTATTATAATTTTTAAAATACTCATTTAAAATCCTCCTTAGATATTAATGGTTTATTAATTTTAACAGATTAATCTTCTTTTTTGTCAATTGTTACTTTTCTGTAGTAAACAACCACATCTTTTAATTCTGTTATATATCTCTTTAATTCCTGCATGTTATAAGCCATAACTTCGTAATCAGGAATTGTCATAGCAAGAAAAACCAGCTCCCCCTCTTGTTCTTCTATCATTGCTAACTGGTCTTCCCAGTTTTCAGGAGTTATCACAATCCATCTAGGCTCTTGCAAATCAATTTCTCTAGGCATGACAGGTTGTACAATCTTTCTGTCTAGTGGTTTTGATGATACCTCTATTTGTTTAGTTGGTATCAGGCTGCAACTGCAAACCATCATCAAGGTCATCAACTGTACTGCTGATTTTCTCAATGTCTTGCATAATATGTTTTGTTCCATTGTTTATCTTCCTTTCCATTTCTATAGGGTCAGCTAATATTTTAGCTGCTAGTTCATAGTTCTGTATAAATTGTGTATATCTGTTTAATTCTCTTTGTGCTGCTTGTGATTTAATAGTTAAGTCATTCATTTGTTGTGTTTGTAACTCAAAATCAGCTTGTATAGATTTTATTGCTTCTTCTTGTGTTGCTATAGCACCCTCTAGTGCAAGGTTATTAGCTGCTAATGTTTTATTTTCATTAAATAAATAATAAGTAGTAAAACCTAAAAATAAAATTATGCCTATAAATACTTGTTGCATTATGCATCCTCTATTATGTAATTAAGACCACCAGCACTTCTGTATTCAATTATATTATTATCTTCATCTTTAAATTTAAGGTGTTTTTCTTTTTTTGTTATAATTTTTTTAGAAATGTAAGTTTTATCATCCGAATCACCATATTCTTTGTTAAAAGATACAGTAATTTTGTAGCGTGTTTGAAATAAACTTATAAGCCATTTGAGTATTGTTCTAAACTCCATGTATACACCTGTAACTTTTCGCTTTTACCTTTAGCTTCAATTGGGTCTAAAGGTATTAAATCAAATTCTATCGCATCTGCTGTGCTTTTACCAATAAGCAAATCTACGCCTGCATTTTTTGTTCCTGACTCAAATCTTGCTGCCACATTAACTGCATCACCTATAGCTGTATAATCAAATCTATTTTCACTACCCATATTGCCTATAACTGCATATCCAGTATTAATACCTATGCCTATTGCAACTGGTTCTATTCCTTTATTGACAAGTACATAATTTAGTTCAATCATATTTTTTTGTATATCCATAGCACAATGTAATGCTTTTGTTTCATGGTTTTCTAAGTCTAGTGGTGCATTAAATATAGCCATCATTGCGTCACCAATATATTTATCTACCATGCCACCATGTTTTTGAACTGCTTTTTGCTGAGCAGTAAGAGCTTGATTCATTATGTAAGTTACTTGTTCAGGTTCTAATGTTTCGGACAAAGCAGTAAATCCACGAACATCTGTAAATAAAAATGTTGCATATCTTTTTTCTCCACCAAGTTTTAAAAGTTTAGGGTTATCTTGTAATTGCTTAACCTGTCTTGGGTCAAGGTAATGTTCAAACTGTTTTTTAATTTGTTGACGCAATTTAAACTGTTTTCTAAAGTTTATATAGAAGGCAATAGCTGCAGTTATGAATTGAGATACGAAAGTCCAGGAAAAATCTATTAAATAGCCCTTTTGAATGCTAAAAACGCCTGAGAAGGCCGTAGTTAACAGTAAAATTACAGCTATACTTACGCCCTTAGTTATACCAAGATAATTAATTACAAGCCACGTCAGAGTGACAAAAATTCCAAAAATTAAAATTTCCAAAGCTAAAGCAAAATCTGGAATTATTGGAGAGTTTTCTATAAGAATTGACTCAGATAATGCTGCTTGAATTTTATGTGGCTCTAATAATCCAGACGGAGTTGCAACTTGAGGCATAATTCCATTAGCGGTTACGCCAACAAAAACAAACTTACCCGCTACATTCATTTTTTTTAAATCAGTTTGTGGTGTATCAACCCAACTAATCCACTTACGACCAAGACTATCTGTTTTAACTGGTGGTATTCCTCTGACTGATATTTCCTGAATACCATTATCATTTGTAGTGATAATGTAAGTTCTTGCTCCTGTCAGTGCTTTCAATACTTCTGTACCAAAAGCAGGAACATATCCATCTGGCGTTTTTAATAATAATGGTATTCTTCTGACTAAGTTATCTATGTCGGTGGGTGCAGTTGCAATTCCCTGCGATGACTTGTCTTGCAAAATTTTAATATTTTGTACTACGCCTTGACTTAACATTCCCCCAGGATTGTCTCCCTTAATAACTGTTCCAGTAGTTTTTGGGTATTTGCCGTTAGGATTTTCAAACATAGCCAATACAGATGGTATATATCCTAAAGTAGTAGCAAAAGTTTCATCACCACCCATTCTATCTGCTTGAGGAAAACTTATTACCCAACCAACTCCAATAGCTCCTTGATTAATAAGGTCGACTTGTATTTGCGCAAGTGTTCTTCTCGGCAAAGGCCAGCCCCCTTCATTAGCCACATCTTCTTCAGTAATATTAAGAATAACAAAATTACCACTTGGCTCTGGTGTTGTTACAAATGTATCAAATATCTTTAACTTAAGTATTTCTGTAGGCGTGCTTTGAAATATTAAAGGTAGTGATAGTAATATAAGTATAGGTAATAATAGTCGCTTCATTAATCACTTTGAGTGATAGTAATAACGCTATCACTTCCTCCATTCACTTTTATTATATTAGAAATACCATCTTGTATAAAGATAACTGTATATGAGTCGCTGCTGTTTAAATCTAGTTGTACTGTTTCGTTTACACTTCTTCTTAAACTAATAATTTCACCTGTAATAATAGTAGTTATTTGAGTGTCTGGGTCTTTACCTAAAAGAGTTCCAGATACTTGGATGCTGGTCGCTTGCGCTAAGACATCTTCATCTTCAGCTATAGCAAGAGCATCTAAAACATTTAACAAATCTTCTAAATAATTAACATCAAGATAATTTATATCAAGCTCTGTAAATTCTAAGTCGTCTGAAGCAAGAAAATCCTCTGCAAGATAATCTATATCTAGGTCATTAAAATCTAAAATATTTTCTTGTTTTTTGGTAGATACCTCTTCTTGAACAGACTCTTCTTTTTTAGGTGGAGTAACAATTAGCATGTTATCTATAACATCCAAAGTCAAATCTAAAATAACTGGATTGCTTGGCTT